CTGGCGAATCCACTTCCTGTTTGGATTGCCTGTTCCAACGATGTGAAAGGGGTTGTCGTCCAAGATAGATTACCTGCTTCTCCCCCAGTTGTTAATACCTGACCTGATGTCCCGTAATCATTTGCACCACTATCCACAGCGATAGATATTCTTGTCGGTTCAATCAATAGGTAGTCTTGCTTTGGAACATCGGCAACATTTCTCGTTTGACTTATCGCGATGTATCCTGCTTCGGTGTAAGTTTCATATTCAGGTTGATCATCGACGGGAGGAAAGACGGACGAATCAAACGTTTTGATATGCGTAAAATTAGGTGTGATTTCGTTCACAAAGCGAAGATTGGATGCAATCTCTACTCCTTGGAAATCCATCGCTATGCCGACACCGCTTATTATATTATTCCCACTACCAAGAAAGGTTGCCGTATCTTTGGAGAGGGTGATGATTTGCCCCTCGTTACCTGTTCCTGCGGGTGCAACCGCAAGAACCTCGGCAAGGGAAGGTGTACCGCTCGGTGTCGTCCAAGTAAGTGTTCCCGACTCACCGCCCGAAGTAAGAACCTGTCCTGCCGTTCCATAACTGATGATGCCTCCCGAGTTTAAACCTATTTTGTTAGCGTCCAGAGAAATACCAATCGGGTCTGCTTCCCCAAGTTGTGCGTTAAAGGTAAGCGAGTTAGATGTCAAGGTGGATTGGTCGTATTGAATGACAGCAGGGTCACCTGTTTGACTTGAAATGTTTAACGAGTCAGCATATAAACGACTCGCAATCACATTTTTGACCGCAGGATTGGTAGTGTTGTCAATTGTGATAAACAGACTTTCAGGGTATAAAGACGCCTCTACAAGATATTCGTTTGTGGTTTCCGAAAGTTGATACGATGTTGTCAATCGTCCATCGCCACCATTCAAAAGAACCTGTATTCCATAAGGATGTTCTCCATCTGCTCCTCTGCTTAATTTAATGGACTGATTATCGTTGCCTTCACCAGCAGGTTCTACGGCAAGGACCTCGGCAAGGGAAGGTGTTACTCCTCCACCACCTGCCGACCAAGTGAGTGATCCATCTGCTCCGCCCGAAGTAAGAACATATCCTGCCGTTCCTGCATCATCATCCAATAAAAGTTGATTGAGAGTTGCCGATGCGGAAATGATGATGGAATTGGAAGTTCCTTGGATTTGAATTGCATCTTCTACTTGTAGGGTGGTTGAATCAGGAGGGGTAACTACCGAAGAAAGACGAGTTCCTAATGTTCCAATATCTGCTAACGAAGTCGTCGATACATCACCACCAAAAGAGTATTCTACCGCCATATCGGTCGTTCTCAGGGTAAATGCTTCGGGGGCGGTGTCAGGGTCTTTCACAAGATCAATCCCTAACTCACCTAAACCGCATCTTACGAGTCCATCTACCGATATACATCCTACTCCGTTATTCGTAAAGTATTGCGGATACGTCGTCATAGTTTAACAAAAGATTTTATATTTTGGAATATATCCAACCTGTCATTATGTATTTATCATTAGACAGGGGCATCACTCCGCGGTGCGGATACGTCCATAATGCAGGGAAAAGCAACAATTTACCCGTTTCAGGAACGATTAGCGACCCGTCATAAAATTGAGTCTCGCCTCCGTCTGCAACTTCATTCAAATACCATAAATAGGTTAGAATGCGAAACTTTCCGTTGTCTTTGATACTGAAATCTTGATGAAACTTGAACTCTCCTTCATTTGCTCTATATCGTTGTATTTGAAATCCCGAGTCTTCCATAGGTATGCCGTTTGGAAAAAAGTTATTGGGTTTAATTTCACCCTTGTTAATGTCATAGATGTATTTTTCTAATTTTGCAGACAATTCCTTACGAATCACACCTTCACACATTCGCCATTCAGGGTCTTCTCGATAGGGTTCTTGATCGCTGTGTCCATCTTTGGTAAGTTTGACTTCCGGTCTATACCCTCCCGAAACCACTCCGTCCCTTTTGGGTAAACGTTCAAATATCTGAATAAGTCTCGAGCAGAAGTCTGCATCCAAACTATTCGGATATAATTTAACCAAATCCATACAATAAATCACTATATTTTTTTGTTATTTTATAACGAAGAAATCCGCATAATCCAATTCAGAGCAACAAAGGGGGGAAGAATCTGTGCTTGGTTTTGGGTAGGAGTGCTATAAAAGGGTTCTTGAACGTTCGTATTGTTCGGCAAATCCGTTTCGTTGATGCTGACCACTCTGTCCGACCCTCCCCCTGTCGTTGTGTTCGAGGTCTTGTTAAAACCATCTAAAAAGTTGCCGTTGTCACTCCCCCATCCGATGTAATGGGTATGTTCGGGGATTTGACTCGTTGTCATAAGTTGATTACCTCCATAAATGTTGGCGTTATAAGTGGTATTACTACTCCCTCCGTTTACAATCACACCTGTAAGCGGGTTAGTAGATTGAGATCCGACAGGCATTTTTCCCAACATATTGGGTAAAGAAAAACTACCCGCGGGGGTAGAAGATAAATTATACGTTGTTCCTATGACGGCATATAGAGCACCATATTCGGCGATCGTAAGTGATTGTCCGTCGCAAAACGCCCAATTGAGTTCTTCACCTGTGGGTAATGCCGTTCCAACATATCCTAAAATCGTTCCGAGAGGGACTGCACTTGCACCTTGAAACGACCAAATGACTTGATTATTTCTTGCCGTAAGCACTTGCCCGTCCTGTCCGCTAAACCCTATACTATCAAAAAGTGCTTGGGCGATGCCGACATCCCCGCTAAATGTAGCGAACCCTTGGTAATTGACACCTTGTAGCACAATATCACCTTGTGCAACAGGAAACTCTACAAAATCACCTGTTGGAATGACGCCACCTGTTGTTGTCGTTGTTCCTGTTTCAAAACAAGCAGGATTGAAAATAGCAGGATTACAAGATGGAGGGGCGACGATACTCATAGAGTAGTAAGAGAAATAATTAAATCTTAATTAACCAATTCACCGCGACGAAAGGTGGATAATGGTCTGCGGTGTAGTTTTGATTGCTATTGGTGCTTCCGTTGTCAGTAGTATAAGGGGGTTGAGATCGAGTCGGTTGTGGATAGGGCAACGCTATTTTATTACAGGATACACATCGGTCTTGACCTGTATTATTAATCGTCGTATTGTCCGTCTTGTTATAATCAACACACATTTTTTGATTGTTGCTTAACGACCAATTGATAGTATGGTAATGGGCGGGAAATTGGTTGGCGTCTATTGCGGTCTGACCTCCATAAACAAGGTCGTATCCGTTGTATGCCGTTCCCATCGTTTCCGTTGTCGATGAACCAATCGGGATTCTTGTTTGAATGGTGGGAACCATAAAGTATCCTTCAGGTTGTCCGAATGTGTATTTAAGACCGATTGCCTGATAAAGAAAAGGGTATTGGGTTGCAAGGTATGCCGATCCATCACACATAAGAAACCCTTCAAACGCGACATTAGAAACGACAGGAACAACACATCCTGACGGAATACCTATCGTTTGACTTGGCGACCAAGCGACTCTACCTAATGCCGAGGTTATGACGTATCCATCTGCACCTGCAAACCCACCTCCATCAAACAAGTTTTGTTGTATTTCCATATCACCTTGAAAATATGCAAATCCTGTATGATCTGCACCTTGTAACGTTTCATTCCCTTGTGCGGTGGGATACTCTAAATACGGGATGTTGATTCCGCCACCGACGCCCGTCGCGGTAAAGCAATAAGGATTGAATGTTGCGACATCACAATTAGGAGGGGCAACGATGCTCATTATAGTTAATAAATATATTATTTTTTCTCTGCTTATCGTATGATTAACTTTTATGAGCGGATGCCGAAAGAGTTATTACCGAAAACACATAACCCAAACTTTGGTGATCATCAGATCAACCTGCCGTTCCGGATGTGTATAGTAGCACCTTCGGGGTCTGGGAAGACCAATTTTCTTCTTAATCTCATTCACAAGTTTAGTGCAGGGAAGGGAACTTTTGCAAGTATTACAATTTTGACCAAAGTTGCAAAAGAACCTTTGTATGATTTCCTTAAATTGAAAAGCGATAGTGTGGTGATTAAAGAAGGTTTATCAAACCTGCCTCCTCTGGACAAGTTTGACAAGGAGGAGAACCATTTAGTCGTATGCGATGACTTGGTGTTGAGTAAAGACTTGTCCCCCGTAGAGAACTACTTTATCAGGTGTCGAAAGTTTAATGTGAGTATCATCTTCATATCTCAATCCTATTACCATATTCCTACGATGATACGGCGGAACTCGTCGTATATGGTGATCTTGAAATTGGGGGCAGGTGCAAGAGAACTCAAAATGTTATTGGGTGAGGTTGGCGGTCAGTTAGACAAGGATCAACTCTTGAATATGTATAACTTCGCGACGGACACCAAGTTCGTCCCCCTCCTGATAGACTGCGATCAACCTGATCGCTATAAAAAATTTCGTAAAGGGTTTTTAGATGTATTAAATCCCGATGATTTCGTTCTATAATTTCAATTTTGCAAGAATGGTTTCATACTCAGTTTTATTGGACTCCCGCATCTTAATACTTGCTTGGATACGAATAGTCTCTTCGTCTTTAATCATTTGTATGACGTTTTTGGGTAGAGGGTTACACTTTTTGAATGTAAACTTATCAAACAAGCGGTTGCGGTCATCTGTTTTTGAAAATACATAGCACTTTTCAGTCTCTTTCATATAATTTTTCTTCACTCCAAGTTTAACGATTTCTTCATTCGACGCGGTCGTAATGAATGCCTCTTGTTCTTTGAGGGTTTCAATTTCCTTTATACAGGAACTCAGTCTCATTTCGGCAAGTTCCATCTGTTTCTTATGCTTCATTACCTTGCGTTCTTTCATTTGAATGATTGCATCCTCGATAAATCGAGTAGTATCAAGAAACAGACAATAATCATCATTATCGCGATCATCGTATTCAAATCCCTCCATTTCTGCTTTAAGGGCATCAAGATTCTTTACGAGCGACTCGAAGGAAGGCATTATGATATTACCCTCCTCAATTTTTCCAAATCAATTTTTTTCCAACATTCTGCAACCCCCTCGTTTGGACTCAATTTTAACGTTTCAACATTTGTTGACTCCATTTTTGGTCTAAAATGTTAAAAATCAATTTGGGTTTTTTTTGATTTGAATTGAATGAAAAATTAATTTTGAAAAAAATTGATTTAGAAAAATTATCTTTAGGAATAGTATAATGGCGTCCCTTGCGAGTGTTGTCTCAGACCTTGATGTTCTCATCGCTTCCCTGAAAGCAAAATTGACAGACGATGTATGGGTTGAAGATCCCGATGACGATCTGACTCTGCAAGAGATACTCGACAAGTCCAAGGAAACCGAGTTGCCGATGGTCGAGTTCAAGCAACGCGAACCCGATCTTCCGATTGTCGAGTTCAAGCAACGCGAATGGAAGGATCTCCCCGATGACGTCCTGTCCTTAATTAAAGGGTTCGTAGGCGACGACCACAAGCGGGAGGATTCAAAGCGACGATACGATATTTGCAAGACGGCAAGTCACAAAACGATGACTTACGCGGAGATGATGCAGATCCCCTTTATGCAAGATTGCATTTTGAAAACGACCGACAAGATGATCTACTTGAACGAAGACTACATTAACCAACTACCTGTTTGTGGAAAAGGTTCAAAGAAACAATACAAGAAAAGTGAGATGCCTGAGTTGGAACATCATTTGATGAGAATCCACACCCAAATGTGGGAGCGGAGGTTTCGGATCATTAATCTCCGAGATCTTGAAAAGCACTACCAACGTCAAATTGACGGATTCACCGCGTTGTGCGGAGTAACATTACGATGCGTTGATTTTAAAGACACCTTCAAGTATTTTGAGTTCTTCAAGTATTGGCGGGAAATCGAGTCTTATCAAGAGATTTCGCCTGAGGAAGGGATACTGATGCGATGGGGTAATCGGGTGCATCCATACCAAGGATGTTTGAACCTGAAACAGGGTAAGTATGTAATATCGGATGAACCTGTTCAACACTTCAATATCAATATGGTGTCGAGTTATATGTTGTGAAAACCGAATGGTTTAGGAATTATTCAAAAAAATTGATTTAGAAAATAATATATAGGAATAGTATAAATGGCGACCAAAAAAGAGAACAAGACCGCGGATATGACAAAGTATCGAGCGGAGTATTATGCAACCAAAAGCGAAGCAATTATTGAACGAACAAGTAATAATTACTACAAAAGGAAATATGGGTTGACCGACGAGGATTTGGTCGCATTTGGCGAACACTCGTTGGATGCAGGGAAAGCAATCCATATTTTACGAAATCTAAAAACGATAAACCCCGATCTCGTCCAATCTATCATCACCAAGGTTTAATTCAATTTTTTTTTATTATTTTTTTTTATCATCAAATTAGAGCAAAACCCGTTCTAATTTGGTTTTTGAGTATGAGAATCATTTGTTTAGGAAATATTGAAAAAAATTGATTTAGAAAAAAATATATAGGAATAGTATAGATGCCTCCCCTTTCCTTGACGCTTACCAAACATTTCAACAAGTTGAACGGGATCACCTGCTATGAACCTGTTAATTATGAAATCTTGGAAAAACTCTTGAATACTGATCTCCTGCAACATTATGATGACGGGGAGACCGTATGGAACGAAGAGAAACAACTCAAAAAATACAAACAACTCATCGACAAGGAAACTAACCTTGCCTCCGTTGAATACAACCAAAAAATATCCTATGGACGGAGTAACCCCAAGAACGGGATGTTTGTGATGCGTCGGGCGATCCGACACTCCCTTGGCGATGTTATGGAGGATTGGGACATCGTCAACGCCCACCCCGTAATGTTGCTTCAATTATGCAAAGCAAACGGACTTGCTTGTAGCAACCTTGACTACTATGTGAATCATCGAACCATCATCCTCCAAAGTCTGATGACCGCGGTAAAATGCAGTAAAGACCGAGCAAAACGCCTTTTCATTCAACTCCTGTATTTCGGGACGTTTGAAGGGTGGGTAAAAGGAAAGTTTATCAACAATAAAATGATTGAACCAGAGATTGATCTCTACGCGTTTAAATCGATACCTGAAATCCTTACCTTGATTAACGACCTTATTGGGGAACTCAAAAAGATCGGGGAGCATATCCTCTCCTCCAACCCGAAACTCTTGAAAGAGGTTGAAAAAATGAAAGATAAAAAGGGAAAAGAATTGACGAATAAAATGGGGTCTGTCGTATCCCATTTCTTGCAAGAATACGAGGTTCGTATCTTGGAGGTCTTATACGATTATTGTTGCGAAAAGGGATACATCCAAGATAATATCGTCGTCCTGTGTGCTGACGGACTTATGCTTCTCAAAGACTTTGTAAAAGAAAAGGATTTGTCCGTTGAGTTCAACACCATCGTCAAGGAAAAGACAGGGTTCGATCTGCAATTTACAAAAAAGGAAATGGATGAATGCATCCCCCTTGCAGAAATTGAAAAACATACCCTCTCCATTAAAAGTTTAGACGACACCAAGTTCGCGATCTTCAACACCGAGTATTTCATCTCCTTAAAGGGGTATAAACTCAAAAAACTATACTTTGAGGTGTTTTGTGCGAAAATCCTACGTCCTGACCCTGTCTATGTCTTCATAGAAAAAGAGAAGGGGTTGGATGAAATGTCATTCTATACCGCGAATAAAATCAACGACGCTTTCAATCATCTTAAAACAGGAGAGTGTTACGACAACGGGGAGGAGGTCAAGTTTATCACTACTTGGTTAAACGACGAGAGCATCCGATGCTACAATAAAATGGATTTCATTCCATTTAATGATCGCCATCACATAGAACCGCACATCTTCAACTTGTTCCGCGGGTTCAACGAGTGCATCACTATCGAGTTTAAGAACGGGGACAAGATGTTGAAACCTTTTATTGACTTGGGGATCCAGTTGTGTGAAGGAGACGAAACATATTTCAATTATTTCATCAAATACCTTGCGGACATCATCCAAAACCCGAACAAGAAGAACCCGATCGCGTTCATAGTGAAAGGCAAACAGGGTTCGGGAAAGAACGTCTTCTTGAATGCAATCGGAAACGTCATCGGAAAACATCACTACATTACAAGCAGTAATCCCAAGGACTTCTTCGGTGATTATGCCGAAGGGTTCTACCATAAATTACTCGTCAATATGAACGAGTGCGAGGGAAAGGACACCTTTGAGTTTGAGGGGCGGATCAAGTCCTTCATTACCGAGGACACCATCACCTTGAACCGAAAGTTCGTTCAACCAACAACGATCGCGAACCTTGCTCGATTAGTCATCTTCACCAACAAGGAGAACCCGATCCCCATAGATGTCCGCACCAAGGATCGTCGTTATGTGTGCTTTAAAACCACCGACGAATATCTGAAACCCAAGTATGGGTCGGCGTTTTGGAAACAACTCGTTTCTCATTTCAATCGTCCTGATTTTATTGCTTGTCTTTACGACTACCTGAATACGATCGATTTATCCACTACGGATTGGAGGTCGGAACGACCCATTACCAAGTCTTACCTTGATATGTGTAAATTATACGTTCCTACCGAGGCGTTGTTCTTGGAGCATCAAATTGTCAGGGAGTTACATTTGCAGAATCTAACCGAGGGGGAATGTTATTACAACGCGTCCGAACTCTATGAACAGAGCGGTATTGAGGGACAGACTTTATACAGGGATTACTTGAAGTGGGCGAAAGAGTTTGGGTTCTTGAAGGAGGGGTCATATCAGAAGAACATCAAGTGCTTCTACGGGAAAGTGAACGAGTTAAGTTTATCCATCACCTCCAAGAAACCTGCAAACATCATCACTTTCTATTTCAATTTTGAAACTATATTGAAGGAGATGAAAGATCGTAAATGGATCGATATATGCGACGATGATGAAGTTGTGGTTGTGAACGAAGTCAAGGGCGATGACTTTACCGACTACTTTGATATGGAATAGATCCGTTGAAATATAGATCCGCTACATAGTTCCAACCCTCACAATACATACCTTACCAACTAAGGTCTGTATTTTCTTGGGATGTTTGAAAAAATAGAAATCCTCCCGATGTTAGGGAGAAATCTGAACTTTTTCCGCTTGGAGATTTTTGGTCTTTTTTTTACCTTACTGATTATGGTCATAACCGATATAAACCCTATGTTTCCTTATCGAGCGGTTAGGGATGTTAGGCAAGTTAGGGTGTTTTAGAAACTTACCCCCCCCCCCCCCCTAAAAAAAAAGTGGGGGGGGGGGGGGGGGCAAAAATTTTTAAAAGTGCATAATGCCTAAAAAACGTTTTGAAAAAAAT